AGCAATGTTGAGACCGCGAGCATCTTTAGCCTGCGCAATCTGGATCATCAGATCCTCAAGCGAAGCCTCAGACAGCGCAGCCGGGGTAGCCAACTCGTTTGAGAAAGTGGTCGAATCGCTAGGGCCGCGAACATGAGCAGTAGACAGCAGCTCAACGCCGTCGCCGCCTTCCATCAGGTAAGAGCTGTTAAATGCGCGGTTATACACATTAGCCGCAACAGTCTCTTTGGTCTGATTCATGGAGAAAGCCAAAGCCCGTGCCCGACGAGCGAACAGGTCATACAGGTTATCTTCCATTGCCTCGCGGGTTACGATAAAGCCCTTCGCGTAAGTCAGGTTAGGATACTTGGGAGTAAAACCCTCCTGCTGACTGTCATACGATACGCCTGCACCTTCCTGCTTCTGAGGGGCCAAACCAAAGCCCTCGAACTGCTGATCCAGCTCAAAAGACTTTCGGCTCGACTCTTCATTAAACAACATAGTGTGTTCGGCGGGATGCTCGTTATAAGCTTGACCGAATACGTTTGCCACGCCTTCCTGTAGGAGGCGTGAAATATTACCAGTAGTGATTACACCAGCCATTTCATATCTCCTTAGACGCCTACAGCGCCGCCAACAGTGGATTCGTTAATGCGACAGATCAGAGTAGTGCCGATTGGCGCGGGATAGGTGATGTCACCAGAATCCTTTACGCCAACGATTCGAATCTGCTCGGTAGTGCTTGCAGCATTACCAGTTGCATTAATGGTCATATTCGAATTAACCAGGCCGCCGGAAGCGGTAGCAGCCGTAATAACGGCGGGCAGGTTGCCGCCCACATCGGTTAACGCGAAAGTACCACCGGAAGTCTCAGCTTCAAGGAGCATGTTAGGATCAACAGCTACTTTGACCTTGCCAGCAGTAGAAGCCGGGAGGCCGCGCTGCTCTAGGTCGGAAAAGTTGGTGTCGATGGCAACGATAACGCCGGTAATCAGATTACCAGTGCCAGCCGCAGAAGCGTCGACCTCAGAGAGGCCGGTTGCTGCGTCTACGTTGCCGGTTTCGGTTACGAGATCGCCGACTGCAAGCAACGTTGCATGAGTTGCATCGACGGCGAAAGTTTGAACCTTGCCAGTATAGGAATTGCCTGACAGGTCATTTACGGGGCGGAATCCACCAGCCATAATTAGAACCTCCAAATTAGATTAAAATCAATGCCTTACGGCGTTAACAAATCAATCCGGGTGTTCTAACCTGGCCTGTGATTTGGGGCGTCATGCTTCTACATAACAACCACTTCACATACTGGCGGATCGGCCCCGCCATGCCTTTTCGTTCTACATTGTTACTTATATAGCAGAAAAAGACATATAGGGCAAGTTATTGATAACTAAATGGTTGCTTGCATTGCTTGACAGTAAGGCGTTACCCGCTATAATTCCTATCAACAGCAACACGACAAGGAGAAAAGGGCATGGTTTCTAACAAACTAAAACATCACTTCAAGCGGTTTCGCAAGCATCAAATGGATATTGCTAATAATGACGGCGGAATGCTTACTGTTTTCCCAAGCGGACGCACTGAACTTACATTTGCATCTGCCCCATTCGGGGAGCACGCTATAAGCGCTCTTATGTCAGCAAAGCAGCACATAGCATTTATGGAGAGGAAAACCTCATGTTGAGCTACGCCACACAGATAACAAGTCCGCAGCCAGAAGGCTCTAATTGGAAGCCAGGAATTCACAGGTTTAGAACTAAGCGGGAGGCCAATGTTATGACTAACGGCATCAATAACACAGGAGGGAAGGCGCAAACAATACGAAAGCGTGGGAGTTGCGGCTGGAATGTGATAAATGACAAATAAAACAAAACGAGCGGAGTCTATGGAAAGACTCCGCAGAGAACGCAAGGAAGCGGGCCTAGTAGAGTTTAGGGCTTGGGTAACTCCCGCAACCAAGGGTAGGCTGCGGGAGTTGGCAGAAAAGGCTAAATCTTATCCCTAGTCAATACGTCCTCTTTGCCCATTGGCACGTATTCATCACTGCCCCTCTCTGTGGTCTTGCGTAGAGCATCCGTCACCATGTCCTGTTGCTTTGTCATATCATCATCATAATACTGCTTCTCAATCTCCATGAGGTAATGAGTATTGCCCTTGCCTGCGGGCTTGGTGATCTTCTGCCCGTTTTCATCAAGAACAAAATCCCACCATGCGGCTTGCATCTGTTCAAGCTGGCCATCTAAGTCAAGCGCCCAATAGCGCTGATACCCTTCCCTGTGAGCTGCCACAAGCTTCTGACCCTGGCCTAAAGGGACTCTCGGCGGGCGCTGCTTGTTATCATTGCCACGGGCTTCATTCTTTGGGCGACCTGGGCCGCGCTTTTCTCTTGTAAGATCATTCATGCTATTTCCTCGCGTCTGCCGCTGATTTCAAAAAGGCTTTTTCGTCACCACCCCAGATAGAATGGCCTGCCGTGTTCCACAGATTGCGCTCTTCATGGGATAAATCAGACATTGTTAGTGTTTTCTTTCTCGATGAAGTCCTAGTTCCCGCCTCAGATGCAGAAGGCATATCTCGCAACGGATTAGTTGGCGGGGCTAACTTTGCCAATTGCTGATCCACATGGGCCAGAGCGCTTTCTACCGTCGCATTTGGGTTTGCCTGGATATATGCGTACCATATCCCCTGTGCGGCTGGAGCCTTTGGATCATTGGGGTCATTAATCCACGGATTCCTTGATTCCCACTCTACTACAGCCGGGTCTTTTGCTGGGGCAACTTGGGTGGTCTCAGATGCCTTCTCCTGGATAGCTTCAATCTGCTGTTGCGCTCTATCATATGCCTCCGGGTCTGCATCTTCTACCGCTGATCGCTGCTGTGCCTTGAGCTTATTAATCTCCTGCTCCATTTGGATGGAATGCATTTTGTTGAGCTGTTCAAAGCGCTGCTCATACTCTTGCTGTTTGGCCTCGAATCGCCTGTTTTGCTCCCGCATTGACTTTTGCAGCTTTCCATATCGGACAAACTCATGCGCTGAAACGTGCTTATCTGGGTCTCCTCCGGCCTCTACAAATGCATCAACGTCTTTGTAGCCCATGTCCAGGGCTTCTTGCATTACAGGAGAGATTTCTACCGTCTCCTCTGCTGGCTCTGCCTCAAGAGCTTCTTTGATCTGTTCTTCACTTATATCTATTCCTCTATCACTGCGATAATGTCATTATCAGAAATAATCCTGAAATTCTCTAACTCAGGATGCTTTTCACTCATTCTTGGCATTTTGCCATCATATCGGTTGAACTCGACCAAATCCCCCACGGTTACGCCCCAGTCTTCGGGCTTCTTACAGTCAGCAAACCCTTGATACGCAATGGGGCCGAACGCAATAACGCGGCCAATATCACGGCCTTTGCGCTCTCTTTCCAAGTCGTTTTGAGATGATACGATAATGCCGCCAGCTGATTTCTCTTCTACCGGGGCAACCTTGATTAGTACAAAATGTCCTGTCGGCTTAATTTTCATTTACCACCCCCGATCCATATTCGAAGAACTGCTTTAGTTCATCAAGACATTCAATCCACCCGTCTATTTTGTGGGCATCACGAACGGTCTGCTCTATGGTATCTCGTCCTCTTGGGGTTTCCTTTATATCCTCTAGCGCCTCGTCTAATACCTCAAGCGCCGCCTTGGTCACTGGGTGGTGTTTCCACTGTTGGAACTCTTCTTTGGTTATCACTAGTCAACTCCTGTGCTTGACGTTGGTTTTGCAGAGCAAGACTATCTATCTGTTGCGCTGCGGTGTATGTATCAACCTGGTTCTTTGTGTTCTCTGTTTCTGCTTCTTCAAGCGCCTTGATTGTTAAAGCTTGGTTTTTCTCTGTCTCTGACCGCGTCTTATCCAGCTCTTCAGCCAGCCTTAGATCCTGTCTTTGCTGCTCTCTCTCAAAAGCATCTGCCTGCGCAGCGGCTATTAGATCCTCTCTGGCCTTTTCTTCCATCACAAGCGCAGCAAGGTCTGGGTTCTCTGTAAACATGCGCTGTAGCTGCTCTACTGGCGTCTCTTCTGGGAATATCTCATCTACGCTCTGTGAACCTATTGACTCATAGAAGTTTTTGACAATTGGCCTAATGTCACCACCTGAAATTGCCACGCTCTGCAACTGGCTCATTTCTGCGCTTGCCATCTGAATGCGCTGGATTTTACTTGAAATCTCTGGATTGGCAACAGGAACGATATCCATGCCTTTCTGACTAAAATCAGCTAGAAAATCAGCTTCAGGATCATCTACTACACGCTTGTACTCATTTGGGTCAGTAAACCTAGCGTTTAGCTCATAAAGCTTCTTGAACTCCTGACCCATTGCCCGATAGATTCGGAGAATAATGGCCCCTGTCTTCTGGAGCTGCTCATCTACAATGGCAAGTGCCGTGGTAGGTGCGGTCTGCGGGCCTAGGGCTGCTCCAAGGTCTGCTGATGCGCTCAATTCCTGCGCATTGGCGATTAGGAATTGATTCAATGCAAATAGTGTAGGGCTTGGCTCTTTGTTTGGGTGAGGAAGCATACCCGACTGTAGGTCTTGGGCTGACAGGTGGGTTTGCTCCCACGATCCAGGCTTAAATTTCATCGGCCCCAGTCTCTTGCGGAAGTTCTTAGCCAGATAGCCTCCCGACAGGTTAGCGAGCGTCCCAGAGTCAAGCAATTGGTTGGTCGTTGTATTGATAGCGCTAGTTAATGCACCAAGCAAATGAGAGTAACCAACATCCAGAAAGCCGCCCTGCGGGTCTCGCAAGAACCCATATTTAGTAACATTGCATATCGGCTCAATCCTAACTACCTCAGCATCTTTCGGAATACTGCCGTTTTGCATCAAATTCTCAAGCGTGGTTGCGGTATTTCCAGTCCTGATTAATACGTCTTTAGGCTCAAATCTTGGGATGATTCTTACAACCTTGCTTGTGTTGGTATGAACAACGAAAGTATAAGGCTCATCATATCCATCTTGATCTAGGTCAAATGATCCCTGCTGCTCAATGAACTCTCTAACATGATCGCTTGGTGCTTCTCCCTCGCCCTCTCCATCCAGTGACAGATCGGCATCTATCCATACACCTTGACGCTGTTTGGCCTCTACTTCATTTGCTCTAAACTCCATGATCTCGGTGAATCTTGGAAGCCTCAGCAATGATTTAGCATCTTGACTGACTGCGAAATTAGGATAACAGATGAGATTTGAAACATTCCGGCCTTTCTCAGCATCAAAAAACGTCTTTTTGAATAGCGTTCCGTCATATGGCATATCATAGAGAAGCTTTTCATGCTCCTCTCTCCATTCTGGCATTTCGATATTTAGCTGATAATTGGAGAACTCCGCCACTCTCTCGGCTCTATCCGCCTTCTGATTGTCATCATCTTTCCCGGTAATATCGACTTTCACCAAATCCCTGGAGCGTAGAATCTGCATTGATGTAGGATCGCTGAAGCGAAGCGCTGCATTCATCAATACTGGAGATTTGAAGTTAGCAGCTCCGTCCCACGGATCTGATCGCGTCTTTGTTTCCTGTTTAGCCATGCTCTTGCCAAACTCTACGCCCTCTCTCCAATCGCTCA